TGACCCTCGTCATTACGAAGAGGCTGCTGGTCGATTGATTGACAGGAGCGGAAGGCTTATCTGGTCTGCACTTCCTCACGACGACAACGATGCAATCGCTAGGTTTTCAGAGCGAGCCGAAACGCAAGCTGAAGAACACGCAAGAGGTGCAGCAAAGCCAACGTCAGTGGTGTATCGAATATCAATGGAGGCTAACCCTTACCTCCCAGCCGAAGCAAAGAGAGCAGCGGTTGCTGGATGGAAGTCGATGGGGGATGACGTTTACCGAAAGCGAGCGTTAGGAGAACTCATCACTGACAGCGTTCTTATGTATCCGATGTGGAACCGGGGAGTACATGACATCGACAGGTACAGGGACCAGTTAGCTGAGGCTGGAGATTACCTGAAGGAAAGAAAAGTACCGCTGAACTGGTGTAGGAGGTTGGCGGTTGACCCCGGTCACGACACTGGTGCAGCAGTCCTGATTGCCACACCACCCAGTGGGAAGTGGCATTTGGTGTACGGGGAAATCTACATTCGACAATGCACGGCGGCGAAAATAGCCAAGGCTCTTGAGCAAGCCACCAACAACGTGTGGTTTCAGTCATTCATCATTGACGCTCACGGAGGAAACCTCACCAGCATAGATACGGGCATCGCTCCGAGAGAGGCGTATGAGCGAGAGATGGCAAACCTTGACGTTAAGTGCGTGGAGTCAGGAAGCAGGTTCATCCCCGGATGCTCAGTTATTGCCTACAGGGAGGAGGTAACGAGGGGGATGTTGTCTGTTGGCTCAGGCGGATCACCGGCAATCCTTGTTGATTTTGAAGCTTGCCCTAACCTAGATCGAGAAATGCGAAGGTTCAGGAAGAAGAAATCAAACGGGCAGGTTACGGACACGGGGAATCGTCGTGCTAACACTCACGCTATTGAATGCTTGGAGTACACGGCAACCTACTTGAACGACACGACAAAACCATACATTGCGCCGAAAGGCAGACGAAAGAAAGTTACGCCCGGACAGAGAAGGGTTCGGGAATTTCACAAGAGAAAGAAGCAGAGGCAAGAGGCCGCGAATCCATTTGGAGTTAGCAGCACCATCATTCTCGGACCTCAAGGAAGTATCAGTGGCTAAAAAAGCAACCAGAAGAAAACCAGAACCTAAGACTGAAGCCACACCTGAACCAGTGCTGGTGCAGGAAGTGGAGGTTGAAGCACCTTGGCAAATGCCACAGCCCTGCCGTGGTCAAGCAGTGGTCTTCTATTACCGATCAACTGTTTCCGAGAGAAACGCTGACATGGCATTTGTTACGTCAGTCGGGGAGCAATCAATCGACGTTGCGTTCCGTGGTCAAGGATATGCTGAGTGTATGCACATCTCCGATCCACGACTTGAGGTGAATCCAGAGCTTCGCCAAGAGATTGGAGGGGTTTGGAAGTTTACAGACGAGAAGACCAACAACGAAGCAAGGATGGCTGAGTTGGAAGGCAGGGTAAAGCGGCTTGAACACATGATAGGCGAACCACCTAAATCCTGAGAGTAATCATGGAAGAGTACGGAAAGCAGCCAACTGGTCGCCAAAAGTATCCACTGAAGCCAATCGTTGATCGGTGGAGGAGGGTGTTTGCGTCTGCGCGGAAAGACAGGAAAAAGAAGTTCGACGTTTACGCTGATGAAGCGATGAACTTTTATGATGGCCCGACCAATCATTACTGGAAGGAAATGAAGAGTCAGGGCAAAGGCGAGCATGATGGTTTCTTGGCTCAAGAAATTCAAATGCCACAGTTTGAAATGAGTGTCAACCGCTTGTTTGAAGCAGTGAGCATGTTCGGTCCTGTTTTGTACCATCAGAATCCAGTCATTGCTGTTACTCCGAGAGTGCTTCCAGACGTAAGCATTGAAACTTTCTACGCAGCAAACCCTCAAGCATTGCAGGTTATTGACCAGACTCAGGCCGTTCAGTCTGGGATGGTCAACGATCCTTATGTTGTTCAGACATTGCAGCAGCTTCATCAGTTCTACAGCCAGTCGGTTGAGCAGGACAGGAAGGCTGAGATTGTTGATTCAGACCATGCTTTGATACTTGAGAAGATAAGCAACTATATCCAGCAAGAAGGCAGCAAGCAGGATGAGGCTCGCAATGCCATAACTGAAGCCATTATCACTGGCCTTGGGTTGCTTGAGATAAGCATGGAGCAGCCACCGGGCGGTGGGCCAAAGATGGCTCGCAGTCGATACAGAACCAACAAAGACCTTCTCATTGATCCTGATGCAACGTACTGGAGAGATGTTACATGGATCGCTCTCAAAAGCTGCCAGCCTGTAAATGTCGTTGAAGAGAAGTTTGGGCTTCCTCCGGGGTCGCTGAAGGGAAAGTACGCAAAGCTATCTGCTTCTGACTCAGCACCAAGGGCAGGGAAAAGGAACGGTGACGGCTCTTACGCTGGAGTGTCCCATGACCTCATTGAGTATTGGGAGGTTTATTCCAAGAATGGCCTTGGTCAAAACTTGAAGCTGCAAGAAAAGGAAAAAGACCTTAGAGGATTGGATGTCCTTGGTGACTTCTGCTACTTGGCGATTTGCGAGAGTTGTCCTTACCCATTGAACTTATCGCCCGATGTCCTGAACTCAGGCGACCAGCAGTTAATCATGGACAAGGTGTCGTGGGAAGTTCCGTACTGGGATGACTACTGGTCTGATGGTGGTTGGCCTATTGTTCGATTGACTTTCTACAACAAGCCGGGGGAGGTGTGGCCTGTATCCTTGGTTAAGCCGTGCATAGGTCTTCTTAAATTCACTAACTGGTGCATGTCTTTCATTGCTGACAAGGTTGCAGCAGGATCAAAAATTTACGTTGGTGTAATGAAGGAGGCTGGCGAAAGCATCAGGTCGCAACTCACCAGTGGCAGTGGTCCGTTTTCAGTTGTCGAGTTAGAGAGGATCAGTGGGAAAAGCCTGAACGAAGTTATGAGCTTCCTGCAAGCACCAAACTTCTCCATAGACATTTGGAACATGGTTGCACAGACCCAGCAGCAGATCGACAAAGCCCTCGGCTTGACGGAATTGATGTATGGAATGTCTGGCAGGCAGATGCGGTCAGCGGCAGAAGCTCAGTATCGTCAACAGAATATCAACATTCGACCTGACGACATGGCATCGCGAGTAGAGGACTGGTTGTCGCTTTCAGCAGTTCGTGAAATACAAGCAATGCGATTCAGTGCGTCACCTGAAGATGTAGCTCCGATAGTTGGAGATACAGCAGCGAGGGTCTTTGCAGAGCAAATACTCACTGACGAAGTATCTCGAATCACAAGAGACTTTACCTACCGTGTTGAAGCAGGGACAGCAAGAAAGCCAAACCGTGACAGCCAGATAGCACAGCTTACAGACATCGGTCAGTACATACTTCCGGTCATACAGCAAGCCATGATGTCAGGCGTCACAAGACCTTACAACGCATATATGAATGCTCTTGGACGGGCAATGGACATGGAGGTGGAGCCGTTCTTGCTTGGAGAGCAAGAGCAGCAAATGCTCATGCAGATGAACGCTCCTCCGCAAGCCTATGAACAAGAGGAGCAGCCAAGTGAATAGCCAAAGGATAGCGAGCATTGAGCATGACATGGACACAGCCGGTGTGCGTGACATTTACGATGCGATGGTCAGCGAAGGTGAAAGCCCGAACATGGCAGCAATGCTTGCCCTTCAGCAGCCTCCGGGAAGCTGGAACACAGACAGTGATTTCAATCGCAAAGAGAACAGCCGCATGTCAGGCATGGATGATGACCAAATCGACAAGGTGGTTCGCATTGCGAAGAGAGCAGGAATTAACACTCATGGAAAAACTTACAACGGGCAACTTGGTAAGTATGACGATCCGGGGGCGTGGGTTTCTGGGACGGGAGATGTGAAAGACACGGCCATGAGGAAGGGGCTTACAGTCAAAGGTGCTGTAAACGTAGATGCTTATGCTGGACCCAAGAAAAAAGTCAGGATTGCACCAGACATCCTTGACGGTCTTGAGAAACGAGCAAGGTCGAAGAACGCAAAACTAGATGAAAAGTGCAGGAAGAGTGATAATGCAAGAACTGAGTTGAGGGAGCGGTTAACCAACAAGCACACCAAGCCAAAGGATTGACTGTGAATTACTTGATGAGCAACGAAAGAAGACGCGAGGTTAGGTGGGTCGCAAGGACTGCTTACTTGAAAACAGCAGAACGCTTTATGACGCCGCACCTCAACCAGCCTGAAATACTAAGGATCACGCTGGGCGAAACTAGGCAAAAGCTCATCGAAAGCAAGCGATTCAAATCTGTGCTTGGTGGTGTGTTTCTCGCATTGGCAATGAAGTTTGCCGCCAAGATCATCGAACAGTGGATTGAAGACAACTTGTTTACCGAAGCTTCACTTCCAAGGGACTACGCAAAAGGAGAGCCGGGCTATGCTGAGAAATAACAAAAGCTTTCAGTTTCTAGTTGGTTGCTTCGTCTTGTTCCTCGCATGGAAGCTTT